AAAAAAAGATCCAAAACATCAACATGATAAAAATCCAGAAAGGTACCCGATCGGAATATGAAAACATTTAAACAATTTTTTGAGGATAATACCGCTGGTAATGTAGATATTATAGCACGGGAACCTAACGGAAAAGTAGAGCCGCTAGGACAAACTGATACGTCAGGTAAGCAAGCTATATCAAGCTATATTAATAAATTCAATCAAGGAGCTGATACATTAATATCACAGTTAGTTAACGAGTCTGGTTTTGATACAAAAGATTATCATGCTTTGTTTGCAAGTGTAATTAATAACGATACTTATAATATTGATTGGAAAGCTTTTAAAAATCATGTAGATAATAGATTTGATAATTATGATTTAGGTTCTCGTTTTACTGGTACAACTGGTGAGTTTAATATGCTCAAAGAATTTTATCCTATACTTAGTAAATTTGTTAAATCCAATCAGATTGAATTCTTTAATGAAGTATTTCAAATTAGTACTAAAATTTCTGGTACTGCTGTAGGTGATGGAGAGTTTATACTAGGTATTATTGGTAACGGAGTTAAAGGAGAAAAGGGAGATGTAGATGTAATTTATACTGATAAAGGTGGATCTGGTCTAGCATTAGAAGTAGGTACTCAAGATAAAATAATTGGAGATGCTAGTAGAGTTAAAGGTGCAAAAGGAGTCGCTCGTAAAATATGGGAATGGATGTTAGTTCCTGTAGCTAATAAACTTGATGTTGATTATAATCCTAAACAGTTAAATGTGTGGGAGGATACAAAAGCAAGAGAACGAGCAGTATTACCTTTATTTAAAAAATATACTTCTATAAATGACACTGAGGCAAAATGGATTTATAATTTAATTATTAAAGAAGGACTAACTGATACTGAGATAAATCCTGAAAACATGAGACCGTATGAAAATAATCCTAAATCTAATCTTAATAGAATATTAGGTGGTTTAATTATGTATGATTATATTTCAAACCATGATGATGATCTAATTGTATCTATTAATTTTGGTGGAGAAACCCAACGTAATCATGACAAGTTTTTGACTAGATATGCAAATATTAAACAACTTGGTTTTGAAGGTTCAGTTAATTTAATGTTGAAATCGGGTTGGTATAATTTTTCTCATAGCCCAGATGGTACTCGATTTACTATTGGAAATTAATAGATAATATGAACGCGATTGGATTATATGATACAACTATAATGGGTTATAGAGTTAAAATACAGCCCTATAAAATTAGTATCTTTGACGATGAAAATGAGATTGTAGGAGAGAATGTACCTAATAAAATAGTAAAGTATATTATTGATGAAGGGTTTTGTGATTCTTGGTTAACTAGTGCTCAAGGTATTAAAGTAAACGTTTACAGACAAAAACAATGTTAGAATTTAAAGATTATTTTCCGCTATATGAAGCTGCTGGTCCAAATAAACATTTGACTCATTTAGAAGAACTCATTCTTACTAATGGTAAAGATGGAGCAACTAGAGCAATTAAATACCTTCAAGCATTAACAGAAGTTCTTGATAGTAACACTCCCAAAGCAGTTAATACTACAGTTAAGTATGATGGTGCACCTGCAGTAGTAATTGGAGTTGACCCTAATGGTAATTTTTTCGTGGGTAGTAAGTCTGTGTTTGCTAAGACTCCTAAGATGAATTACTCTATTAATGATATCAAACAAAACCACTCTCAAGCTCCTGGTTTAGTAGATAAATTAATTCAAACATTCATACATTTTAAAGACACAAAATTTAATTCAACTTATCAAGGGGACTTTTTATTCGATGAACAGATAAAAGAATTTAATACAATTGATGGAGAAGAGCATGTTATATTTAAACCTAACACAATTGTATATGCTGTACCAACTAATAGTGAAGAAGGTCAAAAGATATCAAAAGCTAAAATTGGTGTTGTGTTTCATACTGAGTATGATGTTAATTTAGATGAAGAAGGTTTACCTAGATTTACTACTAAGAAGTTTGGAGTAGATGTTACTGATATTAATCCTGGACCAGATGTTTACGTTAAAGATGCTTACTTTGAAAGTGATGCTGGTCATGTAACCTTAACAGGTGAAGAAACTAAATTAGTTAATGTCTCTATTAATAATGCTATACAGTCTATTGGTAATATAGACTTTGATAAGGTAACAGAAAAAATGTTATCTAGTATTAACACTTATATTAATACTGAAATAAGAGGAGGAGAGTTTTTAGGAGACAGCGCTGTATCATTTCAGAACTTTCTAGAATGGTTTACTGGTAGAGTTGATAAACAAATAAGTACACTGAAGAGCGATGCTGGTATACAACGAGCTACTAAAGCAAAAGAGACATTATTATCTTTAATAGAAACTGCTAAAGAAGATATATTAAATGTATTCGAATTCCAAAAAGCAATTAAACAAGCTAAAGATATATTCATACAAAAATATAATAACATGATGCAAGGTGTTAGCATGAAGCATTATTTGTTTGAACCTAATGGTGACTTAGTAGTTACTGAACCAGAAGGTTATGTGGCTATTGACGCTACTGGTAACGCGGTTAAGTTCGTTGATCGGTTAGAGTTTAGTAGAGCTAATTTTGCTATAGATAAAGATAGTAAATTTAAAACCTCCTAGTGGTTTCTTAAATTATCCCTCTAAATAATATTACGGGATGACTATCGTTTTTAACCTATTTGATTCAGAATATAGCGGAGAGTTTTTGAGGTCATGGGTTAATTTAACTACATATCTTAATCAAACTGGTATACAATATCATGTTTCTCATCATTCTAGTTGTAATGCTTTTTATGCAAAACAAATGTGTTTAGGTGGAAACGTATTAGCTGGACCTAAACAAGTGCCTTTTCAAAAGAGAATAAGATATGACTTAATGGTTTTTCTAAGTAATAAGATTACATTTACTCCTACTCAATTTGTTAAGTTATATAATAAATTTAAAGATTATAAATTTTTAGCAGGTAGGTTTGATGGTAGATATAAATCTTTATCAGAGTCTGATGATTATATTATTGCAGAGTATTTAGAATTTGATATGGTATTTGTTCGTCAAGGGGTATTTGAAAAACTTACATACCCATGGTTTAAACCACATGTAAGTACAACAGAGCGTGAACAACAATTTATTGATATAGATATATGTAATAGAATAAAAGAACAAGACATAGAACTAACAATAGATAAAAAAATAGATTTACATGAAGGTAACTTTAATTTTGTAAAGGTGATATGAAGAAGACTATAATTATATGTAGCCCTGGAAATAATTATTCTGGTAGGTTTATAACCTCATTAACTTACTTAATTAGACATTTAACTAGTAAAGGTTTTAGTGTTAGGTTTTGTAATACATACTCTCGTAATATATATGAGGTACGCAATAAGTGTTTGTTAGGTACTCCTGAGAAAGGAAAGAACCAAAAAGTACTAGATGGAGTTAAATATGATTATATTTTATGGTTAGATAATGATATTGTATTTACCCCTGCTGATTTTGATAAGTTATACAAAGAAGATAAACAAGTAATATCAGGTTTATATCTTATGGCAGATAATGCTCATTTTGCTACTGTAGAAGTTTGGGACGAACAATATTTTAAAACTAAAGGTACATTCGAATTCCTACATAAAGATGATATTAAACATAGACTACTACCCTTTAAGGTAGAGTATGTAGGTTTTGGTTTCTTATTAGTAAAACGAGGAGTCTTCGAACAATTAA